ACTATGTCCAGCTGCTCCAAATGGAGGACACTCGAAGCACAGACTTTGAGTGTGAAGGGGGATCCACGAAGGATCCGGCAGCGACCCAAGGGTCGTCGCGTTGTAGACTGCGCGCTGCGCGGCCCAGTTTGCCGACACGAACGTACTGAGCTGCACGTCGTCGGGCTTCCTTGCTGTAGAGGAGCGAACACTCGAGTGTTCCCAGCGCCTGGAGCGGTGTTGTTTGGCGAGCGCAGATCGCGCGTCGCCGGAAGGTGTCGCGGAGCTCGGCGCTCGTGACGGGCTTCCGCTTTGCGACGGCCCTCCCCTCGAGGAGACGCCGTTGCCCCAATTCGGTGGCTTGGCTCGCCAGTATCTTTGAGAGCCGCTGGCTCCCCGGACCCGCCACCTCGGCAAACGCGACCGTTCGCCGATGGATGGGGAGCCCCGCTTCCTCGAAGCGCTCCTCGGGTGTCCGGTGCATCGTTCGAGGCGCGAAGGCCCCGAACCGCGCCAGGGCAGAGAAGCCGATCGCGTCCACGGCGCCGCGTCCACCTCCCCCGGCCCACATGGGTCCGTGGCCGCCCACGCCTGCCGCCGTACCGGTCCGCCGGGCGAGCCAACGAACGAGCTTGTGTGGCTGACGCGCCTTCGGAGGCACCTGACGACCGAGCAGTGTGTCGACCGCGCCAGGTCCAACCAGGCCGTCCACCTTGGCCGTCCCTCCCGCTTCGGCGAGGCGCATCTCGGCCCGTGCCGTGACTCGCACCCTGCCCTGCTTGACGACCGCCAGCGCGTGTCGTTCGCAGAAGACACCGTGCGCCGTGTCCCGCCCGGGTTCGTCCAGGATGGGACGGGTGCGGAAGCACTTCTTCGTCGTGTGGACGCGGAGCCCGAGTGCCGTGAGGTTGGCTCGTGCCGCGTCGAGCTTCTCGGCCGGGGCCACCGCCAACGCGTCGTCGCCGTTGACCGCCACGGACCGTGGCCCAACTCCCGCCCGCGTGTACGCCCAGTCGTTCCAGAGGGAGAGCTGGCACCAGCTGGGACCGAGCCCCATGAGCGTCCCGCACGTCGTGACGCCCACCGGACGGTCTGGGTCCTTCGGACCCCCGTGGCGCACCACCAAGTCGTGTGCCCCCGTGAG